AAGACTGCTGATGATGTCTACAATGACAATCGTTTCAACACTGCTTATCGCACCAAGCAGAAGATCAAAGATAAAAGGGCAGAGTCTTCGTCTGAGGGTGAAGAAATCAAAGGTGGTCCACTGAAGATCGACTTCGATAAGTATCAGGCATTTGTTGATAAGACCACCAGCGGTCCCAGCAAAGACTTCGATGCACTTATTCAACGTTATCGTGACCTGAAGAAGGCAGGATGTAACATTGAGCGTCTTGACACTGCTGCATCTGGTCTGGTTGCTGAGGCAGGTGAGTTTATGGAGATCGTTAAGAAGCTGAAGTTTCAGGGCAAACCCTGGGAAGCAGCAACTGAAGAGCATCTTATCCGAGAGTTGGGTGATGTGATGTGGTATGCCATGAATGCTGCCATTGCTCTGGGTGTGCGACTCGATGAAGTCATCTATATCAACGTGTTGAAACTTGCTGCTCGATATCCTGGTGAGAAATTCAGTGAATATTACTCAGAGAATCGTAAGCAGGGTGATCTCTAATCTAAATAGAGGGGTAGCACCCCTCTTTTTTTATGGCAGGAAGAAAACTAGAAGAAGTATGGGACAGATACGTTTCTGTTTTTCGAGCTGGTGTGGAGACTGAAGTCAAGATCAACACTCCTTTGTGGTCTGACAATAAAGGATCTCGGAAGATAAAAACTATTCCTAAAAATTCAGTTGTCCATATCAAACCCGTAGATGCACCCATTCCAGTGACATTCCTGGAGGTTGTTTGGTGTGAAACATCTTGTGGAGATCCTCATGAGGGTTGGGTCCGCATCACAGCATTGAAGAAACCACAGACTCGCAGTGGTGGTCAATCATTCGAGATGAAACCTCAGAAATTTCCTGGGTTTCCATTGGATAGATGGATACAATATCCTGCATATCTGGAAGCTCTTAAGACAGCAATCGAAGTTAGGGTTGAGTTGCCAACGGTGGTCAAGACTTTCTTAGTTGAGTTGGTTGAGTATTGCGATTCACATTCTGCTGGTGATAGGGCGGACTTGGTAACTGCATACAGAAACCTCACCGACTCTGCTTATGACGCAGTGATTAAGGATATTCAGAAAGATTTTAGTGAGATGATGGCACCTATTTGTGTGCTTGAGCGTGGTGCGAGTCAGTTGCAACAACTTGGATTCACTAATCTAAACAAGGGTAATGCTAGTGTCTTCATTCCCCAGGCAGGTAATGAGCCACTGATTGACTTCAAGCTGAAAGATGGTGCTAATAGAGAGTATCCTTTCTCGGTTAAGGTGCTGTCCAATACAACCAACGTGATCAAACCTCAAGACCTCGTTAACTTTATGGACGCCAATGTGAGGGATCCCTTCATGGTGGAATACGAAAAGAAAATTGAAGCCAAGGTTTTGAGGACACTGGGCAATAAAACTGATAGTGTGGCAGAGTCCACCTATAAGACAATTCGACTACTGGCACAGCAGTCCAACCTCACCAGCAGGTTTCCTGATAATATACTTCAAGCGATACCAGCAGACCCATCACCCACCACTATGACAGAGGCACACATGGAGCAATACTCTTCTGTGTGGACACAAATGGCAGCGACCTACTACCCACAATTCAACCAGCAGAGTCAGTTTACTGATACTAGCCTGGGTGGGTCAGGAAAGAGAAACGCAAAATACAATCAGGTCTCGCTGATTATGCAACTCGCCATCCAGAAGTTTTCCGACGATGGGATCCTTCAATACAGGGAGATCGTAGTAGATTACCTTATGAATAAGGTCACCTACTACAAATTCAAACTGGGTGGAAATGGTATGCCAGAATTCAAGATGGAGAATAAGGCATACAATCAACTTAGACGCACAGACAGATTCAAACTGAGAGCAAAGTCTTACAAATCATCACCAGTAAACGATCGAGTAGGAATCCAACCGTAATGGCAAAGAATACACACCTTGAGCACCTTGAAGATGACATCATCAACAATGGATATTCTGGTGCTGAGAATGCAATTCGATTTCTGAAGTCTCTCCGTGACATGCTGACCACTGGTAAGGGTGGTAGCAACGTCAAGGTGACGACGAAATGGGACGGTGCTCCTGCTATTATCTGTGGCACTGACCCTGAGTTGGATCTATTCTTTGTGGGCACCAAGTCTGTCTTCGCCAAGAATGATCCTAAGGTATGCTATAGCGATGCTGACATTGATACCTTTTATGGAGATCACCCCATCAGGGATAAACTTAAGTTGTGCCTGAAGATGCTTAGCACTCTACCTATCAAGGGCGTCTTACAGGGGGATCTACTATTCACTGGCACCCCTCCATTAACTACTATGGGTGGCAAGAGGTGCTACAAATTCAAACCAAATACCATCACATACTGCGTTGAGGCAGACACCAAGATGGGGAAGATTGTTTCCGATGCTGACCTGGGTATTGTGTTTCATACCTATTACACTGGAAGCAGTATCGAATCAATGTCCGCTGGGTTTGGGGTTGATGTCAGTAAGTTACAAGGTAACCCGAAGGTCGCTGTATTCTCTTCAACCTTTAGTAATGTGAATGGGAAAGCAAACCTATCCAGCACGGAGTTAAACAAGATCAATAACACCATTTCAGTTGCAGAAAGGAATCTTGCCACTGGTAAGGACTTTCTCAATACCATTGCTGCAGAGAAGGGCACTGTGTCCACTCCTGCTATCTTCAAGATCTATTTTAATCAGGTCATTAAGTCTGGGAAGATTCCTAGCAGCAGCACTGGCATGGCAAAGGAATTCACTGAATTTGTTATGTATCGATACAACGAAGAGATCAAGAAGAAGAAGACTCCCAAGTCCCAGAAGGATTGGACTGACAAGAAGGACCAATCACTTAAATACCTAAATACTAATAAGACTAAAATGTATGCTGCACTTAGCGGATTCATGAATTTGATTCAAGCAAAGATACAGATCATAAATAAGTTGTCAAAAATTGAAGGCATTGGCACATTCTTGGAAGACGAGAATGGTTACAAGGTTACAAGTCCAGAAGGATTTGTGGCTATACAAGATGGTGCAGCACTGAAACTTGTTGATAGACTTGAGTTTTCTAGGGCAAACTTCACGGTAGCAAAAGACTGGGGCAAATGAGATTTATCGAATTCATTAGAGAGGCAGCGCAATCTGCTACTAAGAAACCTTCCACCTCTTCTAAGGGTAGGGCTGGTAGCAAATCCAATCAACCTGAGGATACTCATGTCGCTATTACATTTGGTAGGTTTAATCCTCCTCACGCTGGTCATGGCAAGCTTCTCGATGCTGTTAAGGCACATGCTGGTGACAGCGGTAACTATCGCATCTATCCCTCCAGAAGCCAGGACCATAAGAAGAATCCGCTGACCGCTGATCAGAAGGTTGGGCACATGAGGAAACTCTTCCCCAATCATAAGAAAGCAATTCAAAACAGTGAAGCACATCGCAACATCTTTGACATTCTTCGTGACCTCCATGACGAGGGTCACCAGCATGTGACTATGGTTGTGGGTGATGACCGTGTGAAAGAGTTTGAGAAACTCACCCAAAAATATAATGGTGTGCATTATGACTTCAAGTCAATTAACATTAAGTCTGCAGGTGCTCGTGCTGACGATTCTGATGATCCTATTGAAAATCTTAGTGCCAGTAAAATGCGAGCCCACGCGAGCGGGGGAGATCACGAATCCTTTCACGCAGGAATGCCTAAAGGAGTAAGTAGAAAGCATAGTCAGGCATTGATGCAGGATGTCCTCACAGGCATGACTCCTCCACCTAAGCCTGATAAAAAGTCCAAGAAGAAAGGAGAGTCTGTCCACGAATCTGTCTGGGAATATGCTCCCAAGTTGGACTTCTCTACCTTCCGTGATCACTACATGCTTAATCATATCTTCAAAGTTGGTGCTATAGTAGAGCATGACGACAGTGGTATTCGTGGAGAGGTTGTCCATCGTGGACCCAACTACATCATCTTTAAGGATCAGTATATGGGCGAGCATCGTGCATGGTTGCAACACGTTACTGAAATTACTCAGGGTGGTGGTGTAGTCTCTGCTTGGGCAGAGCTCGACCGAGACCAGTCTAATTTCTCTGCTGATGATGGCAGTGGAAATGAGTGGAAAGTTGGCACTGATAAATATAGAATTGCAGTCCAGAATATGACTCCTGGACAAGCAACCAAGAAGTTTTCTGAGTTTCGTAAGAATCAAAAAACTATCAAATAATAAATAGTTAAACTCCAACCAGAAGAAAGATGACGTTAGAGATTAAAGTTGCTGCTTCTCTTATGAAGTACAACTTCTATGAGCAAAGCAGAATCCTGGATGCTATCGAGCATGGACTTGAGGGCGACCTGCCCACAGCACATTTGAGAGAAGGTGCTGCTAAGGTCATCGAAGTATTTGACAACCATGAGCCAGTGGTTGAGGGGTATGCTGGATTCCCTGTAGA